GGTTGTGGATTGTGGTGGTGGGTGGGTGTGTGGTTTCACGTGGAACGTGTGCGGTGTTTGTGTGTTGTTTTGTGTGTGGTGTCTGTGCTGTGTTCGTGGTGTGGTGTGTGTTGGGTGTCTGGTGTGTGTGAGTGTCCTGTGTTGTGTCAGGTGTGGGGGTGTGTGTCAGGTGTCTGGTGTGTGTTGGGTGTTTGGGTTGTGTTCGTGTGTTGTTGTGTGTCAGGTGTCTGGTGTTGGGTTGGTGTCTGTGGGTGGTTGATTGTTCAGGGGCCCGTCTGGGTTTTGGGTGTGTGGGGGTGTGTTTGTAGCAGTGTGATGGGTTTCATGTGGGTTGGGGTTGTGGGGGAAGGTGGGGGTTGTCTGATGTTGTGTGGGACCTAAGTCCTGGGTGTTTGTGTGGACATACTTTTTTTCGACGGTTGGTCTGTTCGTATGTTGGGATTTTTCCTCGACTCTGGGTCGGGAAACCCGGTTGATCGACTGGTCGTCGGTTGTGGGATCGGCGTGGTTTGGCGGGAAAGTTGGGCTGTTTATGGTGGGGGCACAACTCCATCCATTCGCCCCCTACCTGGAAGGAATCCACCATGAACACCGATGCTCTCCTCTCTCTCGCCCGGACGGCTTGCCCTGTGTGGGAGCTCTGTGAGGGGGACCTTGACCAGTGGGTGATGCGGACTGAGGCGGGTGTGAACCTGTCTTGCCGTCGTTCCACGGGTGCGTGGTTCCGGCACATGCCTTGGCGTGGCTGGGAGTCGATCAGTGCTGATGAGGCGGCTGAGCTGATGAAGGCTTGATCGGCTGGGGGCGGCGCTGTTTCGACGGCGTCGCCCCTTCTTTTTTTGCCCTATTGGTTGAAGGTTTGATTGTTGAGTGTTTGGTGGTCTTGCGTGTGGGTGCCTGAGGCGAAGCCTTAGGTGGTGGTGGCTGGGTGGGTCGGGTGTGGATGACCCTCTGAGGGGCGCTGGGAGGCTGTCTGGGGGCCTTTTGGGGGTGCCCCTAGGCGTGGGTACAGGGGTGGGGGTTTGAGGCCGTCAGATTGGCTCTGGTGGCCCTCGCGCGCGTGCGTGTGTGCGCGTGCGGTAGGAGCTGGGTTGGGGGTGGGTTGGTTATGGGTTGGGCTGGATTGATGCGTGACGAGCGCCACGTAAGTTGGGCTTGACGTGGGGGTGTCGGGCGTGGCTAACATGTAGCCATAACTTCACAGCGGCACCGACAAGAGAGGAACGGACAGAACCCCGACGGCACGGGCCGCACGCGCACATTGAAAACTCAACAGAGATGAGCCAACAGATAGGCCGGACCAGAGTGAACGCGCGGGTGCAACTCCCGCCCCGGCCACGACACGCATGACACCAGCTAGAGAGAGGAGCACACCATGCCAGTCACGATGCTCTCCGGAGCCACCCTCACCGTCCTCATCCAAGCCGCCAAGTCCCGCATGGACCCGTTCGATCTCGCCCTCCACTGGTCGCAGGGCACCAACTGGGCCGTCGAGTCCGGGGTCCTCGGCGACCTCGAGATGCTCGCAGAGACCGGCCGCCTCGACCGCCACATGGAGGCCCTCGCATGAAACGCGCCGCCAACATCCTCGCCGGCACCGCGGTCGCCTCCTGCCTCCTGGTGGTGGTGACCGGCATGTACCCGCTCGCCTGGGGTGTGGCCATCCTGGCCGCCGCCTCCCAGATCTGCTACTGGAGGGCGGAGCGGTGACCCCACACGACGCGTGGCAGGCCACCGCCGTCTTCCTGGCCGCGGCTACCACGGTAGCGTCCCTGGGCCTGCTGCTTGCGGGCGCATGGTCGTGGTGGCCGCTCCCAGCATCTATGGCCGTCTTGTGCTGGGGTGCGGCAGCGGCCGCCTCCCTGTACGAGCACGACCTGCGATGGTACGAGGACGAGAGGAGGTGACCGCCCAGTGTTTCTGACTCCGTCTGAGTTCAGGCGTCCCGTGTGGATGCCCCGCTACCGTCGCGTGGGTTGGAGCTACTGCTGACCCACAGCAGCCCGGATGGTCGCAGGAGGAGTTCGACTCTTCTCCCGGGCACGACCTGCCGCATACCGCGGCAGGACACACAGAGAGGAAACCACAATGTTCACCACTACCGAGAAGCTCATGGGCGCCGGATCGGGCATCCTGCTCGCCGTCTCCGCCCTCACCGCAGCACCCGCCCTCGCAGCTGAGGGGGGACGGGACCTCACCCCCGCCGAGGAGTGCGTACAGCAGGTCGCCGAGGGCAGCCTGCCCGAGGACACGGACTGTGGGTACACGCCGCCGCCGATGGCGCCGGAGGACCGGCCCGACTGGGCTAGGGACCTCGACGGCGTATGGGATGGGGGCCGAGCCTCAACGGAGCCTGGCCCCGGCGGCCGTACTGCCCGCGATCTGCTCCCCGCATGCGGCCCCACCACCCCGGTTGGTGATCCTTGCTGGAGCGAGGTCGCGCAGTCCGTGGTCTCCACCTCCCCTGATGGCACGACCGCCTACATCCTGCCTGATGGGCGCATCATGGTGGTGCCTCCGCAGGACACCAGCGACGCCGAGGAGCCGGAGGCTGAGGCTGCTAGCGGCGGGGTGGATGCGGTCACTGAGGCCGTGTTGCCTGAGGCCCGCGAGGACGCCCAGGGGGACGAGGGTGAGGCTCCCGCGCCCGCTTGGCTCAAGGGCCAGGATGACGCCACTGCCCCCAGCCAGGACGACGCCACCGAGCCCGCTCAGGGCGCCCAGGAGGACGCCGACGAGGAGGATGCCGACGAGGACGCCGTGGAGGTTCCGGAGGACAGCATCCCGGCCGGCACCCCCGCCTGCACCGTAGAGGACGCCAGCGAAGGCCCCAGCGATTGCGTCTGGGACGACGGCAGTGGGGACATCGTCCACAACCACGCGGACGGCACCTACAGCACCTACCCGCGCACCGAGGCCTCCCCGGCGCCCGCTGGCACCCCTGAGCTCGCCCACACGGGCATCATGTCCTGGGCGCTCGCCGGCGTGGCCGCTGTCTGCACCGTCATGGGTGTGGGCATCTACCGCCGCTGGAGCCGCAACTGACCGCACACCACACCGCCCCCGCCCACTGGACAGCCCCGGTGGGCGGGGGCGCCCCCTTCACCAACACCACAGCAGCTAGGACCACACATGGACGATAGGAGCCCCACCTACGGCAGCAAGCTCGCCGCCTACCACGCAGACGAACTCTGCAGGTTCATCCGAGGACTACACGCCGCACACACCACCAGGGGATGGCGCATCACCGGCCGCCACAGCCGCCACACTTTCCTCACCACAGAGTGGCATGACGGGCCCGGCTGGCTCGTCATCCTCACCAGCAACGACGGAAAGCACGTCGCCTCCGTCCCCGACGACCCGGACAACCCGGTGCACCCCGTCTACGAGATGTGGGTGCGCCTCGCATACGACAACCCCAACCAAGCACCAGCGAAGCCATTATGGAAATGAACACCATCACCCAGCAGCTCACCGCCATCTCCGGCCGTCTTGCCAGTCTCACGCCCGTAAGTGTGGCCGGTAACGATACTTTGCTCACGCCCATGGGCGGCATCAGGGTCGAGAGCATGGACGACGCTGACCGCATCCTCAGCAGCCCCGGCAGCGACGGCTACCGCATCCTCGACGGCGGCATCTACGACGACGTCCCAGCCGACGGCCTGGAAGCCTACCTCGAGGCCTGGGCCACGAGCATGGAAGAGGCAGCCGCTGCACGCCAGGCCGTCGCGCTCCTCGGGGAACACATCGCAGGCGGCACCTATGAATGCGGAAGCACCGTCTCCGCCTCGCCCCACGGCGGTGTCACCCTCACCTGCGAGGGGGGCCGCCATGAGGCCACATGGGATGTAGACGGGCGCACCGGCACCGTCCACCACACGGCGGCCCTAGAGCACGCTCTCCGCCGCCTCAACCGCCCCCAGCTCGCCTACCAGCTCCCGGAGGCCCCACAGCCCACCATGGAGGGCGTCACCGCTATCGACAATGATGAGCGCACGCACGTCTACGGGCACGCGCACGCCATCATCCGCAACCAGCTGGCTACGGTCGTCCTGCACGACTCCGCCACAGCTGAACTCTGGGAAGGGGCCGTAGAGACCCACCCGGCATGGTGTGGCAGCATTCAGCAGTACGGCGGCGCAGTGGCAGCGAGGGGCCTAGGCTACGTAGAGGTCGCCGGGAGGGGCACTTCCCCCTTGTCCGGAGGCTGCACCACCGTAGCCGGGGGCTCCGTCACCGTCTCCGCCTACAAGGCATACAGGGTGCGCGTCACCGACTACGCCCACGCCAGCACGCTCCTCTGCGGCCAGGTCGAGGCATGGGGGAAGAGCACCGCCCACGTAGAAGATGCCTTCCACCTATGGGTGCATGAGGACGCGGCGGCCCGGGCGCTCGACTGCGACAGTGTCAGTCAGGACGGCGGCATCCTCTGGTGCGGCGAGTGCGACAACGTCAAGCACGAGGGCGGGGAGCTGACCATGGCGTCCGGCCACGTGGAGACCACCGAGCCCGGCATAGTGCGGGCTCGGACTGGGGCGCGGATCACCATAACCCACTGGGTACGAGCCCCCCGGGGAGCCTCCGAGTTAGAGGTTGGGCTCCGGAGCGCACTGGTTCCTGTCCTGTGCGGGCAGGCCCGGCTTTTCCTGGCCACCCCCAGGGGAGACGGGCCCCTCCCCGTCAAGGAGGAGCTCCCGGAGAAGCTGCTTCCCGCGCGTCTGGCCGCCTCTTGTGGGGAAGCCATGGACCTGCAGGAGATGCTCGGCGACTTCCGCCTATGGCGTGTGGCCGCCCCGCTTGATGCCCTCCGTAAGGCGCCCGGCGGCTGGGAGACCACAGAGGCCATCGTGCTGGAGGAGATCACCGGCCGTGAGGCTATCGCCCAGTAAACGCCACACACGGACCAAGGAAGGAAACACGCCATGCGGCTACTAGACGACCTAGCCGAACTCGAAGCCCAATACCAAGAAGAACGGCACAAAGCCCTACAAACACTCAAACGCCACATGGACAACGGTGGCATCACCATCCTCAACTGGGATACCGCCGGAATCACCGTCCACTCGCAGAAAACAGGAGAAACCCTAGACGTCAACACGTTCCTCCCGTCACGCGCGGCAGGTGAGTTCTCAGGCCAATACGCCATGCGATGCTCCATGTGGATCGCCAACGCAACAATCGGACACCTACTCGACAACGGAGAACACATCCGAACCAACAACTACCTCGACGTGCCGCCCACCCTACGCGCCCGCATCCGGGAAGCCGCCCGCACCAGACTCGTCGGCCTCTGGAACGACGACGTCCTCTACGCCCACCTACTGGGAGACGACACGGTCCGCCTCTACGGAAAAGGCGTCAACCTCAGCACGCTCCTACAGTTGGCCGCCTTCACGCCCCGCCCACACGTGCTACGGGGAGAAGACCCGCTCGAATACGTGCGCAACACCATAGACCCCACACACACGCTCACGAAGGACCTCACATGAACCACCAGACAGGCATGCTCTCAGACGTCAACATCCAGCAGGAGATACAGGCCGGGCACCTCATCATCTCCCCGTCCTCTCTTGCCAGCATCCAGCCCGCAAGCATCGAACTCCACCTGGACAACGATTTCATCGGCGTCCCCCGGCACCTCCACAGCGAACCCATTGACCCGTGGAATCCCGGCAACAGTGGAGAACGATTCGTCGTCCCCAACGGCAAGTACTACGAGCTCCAGCGCGGAGAATTCCTCCTCGCCTCAACCCTCGAAAAGGTCGGACTCCCGGACGATATCGCGGCGCAGTTGACGGGGAAGTCCAGCCTCGCCCGCATGGGCCTCGCTGTCCACGTCACCGCCGGATTCATTGACCCGGGCTTCAACGGGCACATCACCCTCGAGCTCGCTAACCTCGGCTCGAGGCCGATTCTGCTGCGCCCCACCATGCGCATCGGACAGCTCGCCCTCTGGTACACCGCCACTCCCGCCGCCACACCCTATGGGTCGCCAACCCTAGGCTCCCACTACCAGGACCAGGACGGCGTACAGGCCGGGAAGGCAATCTAATGGCCCTGACATTCAACGAAGCGAAGCACCGGTATGAGCTAGACGGGAAACGCATCCCGTCAGTGACCACCGTCCTCGGCGTGATCAACAAGCCCGGCCTGCCCTACTGGGCCGCGAAACTCGTCGCAGAAGAAGCCATCACCCACCATAGCCACTGGGGGGCGCGCATAGACTCCGGCGAGCACGTGGACAGCATCGTCAGCGACCTCAAGCGCACCCCCTGGAGGCAGCGCGACGACGCCGCAAACAGGGGCACACGCATTCACACGGTCCTCGAGGCCGCCGCCACGGGTGACCCCACAGCCTGCCCCACCGACCTTATGGGGATGGCCACCGCCGCGATCGATCTCCTCGACCGCCTCGATCTCCAGCCCATCCACACAGAGGCCCGCCTCTACAGCCGAGAGCACTGGTATGCGGGCACGGCTGACCTCATCGCCACTATCGATGGTGAGACGTGGCTACTGGACTGGAAATCCTCGCGCAGCCTGCACGACACCTACGTGGCGCAGGTAGACGCCTACGCCCACGCTGACACCATCCTCGTCGAGGGTGGGGACGAAAGGCCTATGCCGCAAATCGACCGGCTAGGCATAATCCACCTCACCGACGACAGCGCCACCCTCTACGACGCCGGCCCACCCGGCGGGCCAGGGTGGGCGACATTCTTAGGCGCAAACACCATCCACCAGAACATTAACGACCTGAGAGGAATACTCAAATGACAATCGAAACCCTAGAGCCCGGTGACACGATCGCCTACAAAACCAGCCATGGGTGGCGGGTACGCACCGTCCGTGACGACGAGAACATCGCACAAGGCGCGGACGTCATCCTCCTCGAAGCAGGCGACACCCCCACCGGCCCGGCCCTGATAATCGAGTATGGCGAACTCCCCTACGACCCAGATCTTCGCCAGCCCGCCACCACGATAGAAGACTGCCTCGCCGTCCAGATCACAAACAACGACGGCAGCCGCGGATACATGATCGCCTCACCGGAGCCCCTCGCGCTTACCCCCCAGCAGGTCGCCGACATGGTGTGGCGAGAGGTGTCGGTCGTGGACACGAGCGCGATCCGCACCCTGAACGACTATGACGCTGATTTCCTACTCAACAACACATGGGGAGAATAATGACAGACATCACGCCCTACGAAGAGCCCGCCACCATCACACCGGCCGCCGGGGCAAGCAGCGACCTCCAAGCATGGGCACAAGCCATGGGAGACGCCATGACCCTCGCCAAAGGCCTCGCAGGCACCGACTTCGTCCCCAACCACTTCCGGGGCAAGCCAGCCGACACAGCCGTAGCAATCATGAAAGGAGCCGCCCTAGGCCTCGACCCAGTAGCCGCCCTCGAAGCGATCTACGTCATCAGCGGCAAGCCCGCCCTCTACACCCGCAGCATGGTCGCCCTCACCCTCAGTGCAGGACACCAGATCTGGACAGAAGACGCCTCCAACAGCGCAGTCACCGTCTGCGGGCGACGCCGCGGAAGCGACCACGTAGAACGCTCCACCTGGGACACAACAAGGGCCAAGACCGCTGGCCTCGACAAAAACCAGCAGTACGCCCGCCACCCAGAAGCTATGCTCTACGCCCGCGCCGCCGGAGACATCTGCAGGCGCATCGCACCCGACGTCCTCGCAGGCCTCTCCTACAGCGTCGAAGAGCTCCAAGAGGACGACACCCCCACCATCATCCAGCGCAAACCCAAGGCCAGCCAGGAGACAACAAATGAGTGACTTAGAAGCCAACGTCGCCCGCCCCAAAGCAGGCGAGATCCTCGCCGTCCGTATCACTGAGGACAACCTTAGAGAGCTCGCAAGCCGCTTCAGCCACACTCTCTCCACAAGAACCGAAGGAAAAACAGCCATCTTCTGGTGCGGAATATACGGATACCCAGGTGAGACCATCGTCTTCTCAGAGGCCGGAGGCATCATAGGAATCTATGATGACGAGGACATCGAGAAGCTCTTCAACCTCACCGGAGAAAAGAGGCCCCTTCGCCGCCCATGGCCAACCGACGACCTCATCATCATCCACAAGGGCCAAGACCTAGGAAAGGGCGAACGCATCGCCCCCGGAACCGTCGCCCTCCGAGACAACGAAGGCGACTACTTCACACGAAACTACGGATTCCTCTGCAAGCACATAGACAGAATCGACAACTGGGTATCCGTCAACCCGAGCGAGGCAGCATCATGAGAGTCACACCAAGACGCCTGCCCTTCACAGCAACCCAGATCACAGCAGACAACATGCGTGAACTCGCCCAAAAACACGAGCGCGAGCTATGGGCCACAGAATCCGCCACCTGTATCGACTGGGATGAAGACACCGTCCTCGGCGTCGGCGACTACATCGTCACCGACGCCGAGGACAAGCTGGTAGGCGTACACGACGGCATAGAGCTACTCCAGAACTACACCATAGAGGAGGGATAATGACCGTAGACGACCTCATAGAAGCCCTCCAGTGGGCCAAAACCCAGTCCGGCGTCACCGGAGACACCACCGTCACCTTCGGCCCTGAAGAATACGACGTCGAAACCGTCACCATCACCGCCTGGACGGAAGACATCAGTCTAGTCAACATCAGCGCACAATAAGGAGCCACCTCATGCCCGGACTACCAGTCAAACCCAAGCCACGCACCTACCTCGCATGGCGCATCACCCCAGACAACATGCAAGAAGCCGCCAACTTCATCGGCGGCAACATCATCAGCCAGAACGGAGACACAGCCATCGAAGCCTGGCCCGGAGACCCCCTCCCCATCTTCGAAGGCGAATGGGTCGTCGCCAGCCCGGACGGCGTAGACGTCACCGCCTACAGCAACGACGAATTCCAGCGCACCTACACCACCGCATAAGGAGCAACCATGACCAACATCACCCTCCGCATTGACGGCACCGCAGGACGCGACGCCGAAATCAAATACACCCAGGCGGGCAAGCCCGTCGCCTCCGTCACCGTCGCCCACACGCCCCGCCGCCTCAACGAGCAGACACAGCAGTGGGAAGACGCAGGCGAAACCACCTGGGTCCGCCTCAACTTCTGGGACAAGCAGGCAGAAGCCGCCCTCCACATCAAGAAAGGCATGCGCATCGTCGCAGAGGGCACGCCGCGGGTAAGCGCCTACACGGGGCAGGGAGGAGAAGCCCGCGCCAGCCTCGACCTACGCGTCTACTCCTGGGGGATCACACCCAAACCCCAGAACAACCAGCAGCCCCAGGCCCCCCAGCAGGCAACACAGGCCCCGCAGGCCACCACCGACCCCTGGGGCAACCCCACCACCGGGCCCGCCCCCTTCTAAGGAGAGAACCCATGGACAACACGACCGAAACCACCGTAGGCGAGCTCCCAGACCGGGCACTCGCCCTCATCCTCTACCACGGCTACCCAGTAGACCTCTGCACAGGCAGCGACGCACGCACCTACCACCCAGCCGACATGGCGGCACGCATCGTAGCCACCCTCCCCCCATGGCCCACAGACCAAGCCATCTGGATCGAGGAAGCCTACACAGGCGGCCGCGCCTACCACGACGCGTACGCCTTCCGTGACGACCGCGACCGCTACTACATACCATCCCAGGACGGCCAGCCCTCCGCCTACCTCGACGAGGACTTCACAGGAGACCACATCATCTCCTGGAAACCCGCCACCATCACCCACTAACCACCACCGGCCCCCACGCCCAAAACACAGGCGTGGGGGCCCGAAAGGACCAAAACACATGAAACCAGGAACCTCCACCAGCCTCTTCTTCACCGGCCTCGCCCTCCTCGGAGCCGGCATCTGGCAGCTCGCCCACATCCCCGGCATCCTCATCCTCGCAGGACTCGCCGCCCTCATCATCTCCATCGCAGGCAGCAAACCACAGTGAACAGCTACTACCTCGCCAACATAGACGGCGCCAGACTCAAACTCGAACTAGCCGAACGACAAGTAGCCCGCGCACGCCAAGAACTCCGCCGCGCCACCATCCGCGCCCTCAACGACGGACACCCAGTCAACGAAATCGCCCAACACGCCAAAGTAACACGCCAAACAATCTGGGAATGGAACAAACCACAATGGCCCTCATCCTCATAACAGACGCACCCACCCAGCCACTCCTAAACGGCCAACCCGCCTGGCTACACCAAGACGGCACCATCACCGGAATCACCGCAGCCGACGACATAATCACCACCCACTGCACAGAAACCGAATACACCGTCCTCCTCACCAGCGAGGCCATCGAAGCAGCCCACAACTACACGCGCCTCACAGAAGGCACAGAAAGCGACGACGAACTACCAGACACCACACTCACCCTCCTCGACCAACTCGCAGACCTCATCCTCGACCAGCTCCTAGGCGGCGAACCCGCCACCCGCCGAGACGAGAAAACCCGCGAAACCACCCAAGTCCAAGCAATCCGCGACTACCGCCAACACCTCCCAAACCAATGAAACTAGCCCGCACACTAGACGGCCCCCGCTGGGCGCTCCAATGCACACAGCCAGGATGCCACCACAGCATCACAAGCGGCCCCAAAGAAACCCGCCACCAACTCACCACACGCGCCCTCAACCACGGATGGGCAGTCACCGCATACACACTCTGCCCACTCCACAACAAAGGCGGCAAGAAATGACCAGAACCAGGCGCACAGCCAAACAAGCCGGAGCACGCTTCGAACGCCTCATAGCCGACTACCTCCGCGACACACTAGACGACGACAACATAGACCGCCGCCCCAAAACCGGGGCAAAAGACCGCGGCGACATCGCAGGCGTCCACGACCACAAAGGACGCCGCATCGTCATCGAATGCAAAGACTACGGCGGACAAATCCAGCCCGCACAATGGCTCACAGAAGCCCACAGAGAAGCCCGCCACGACAACGCCCACATCGCCATCGTCGCCGCCAAACGCCGAGGAACACAAGACCCAGGCTCACAATACGTCCTCATGACCCTCGAAGACCTCACCAACCTACTCAACTAGGAGACACACCATGAAACTCAACGACCAAATCAACCTCCTCTCCCCCTCATGGGAGCACACCATCAAAGCCGACTCCACTGTTGCCAAAAACCTCTTCGAGGACAGCAACATGCGCGACAACGCCATCGAAGCCGCCCGCCGGGCCCTCAGCGAAGAGCGCGGCTTCGACGTCAAAATTCCCGCCAGCATCTTTCAGGTAGGTCTCACCAACGTCGGAATCCTCGTCACCACCGAAGCCCCAACCTACAGTGAGCCAGCACGCGAAGCACTCATCGTCAACGACTCCCAGAAGCCCATCGGCATCTGGCTCATCGAAGGCCGCAACCAGCCCGTAGACTCCCGCTTCACCGCCCGCTGGATCGGCGTAGACCTCCTCACCGGCCTCGAAGTCTTCACCAACACCCCCATCTGCTAACACAAAAAGCTTCCCCCCTCGACCAAACCATCAAAGTCGAGGGGGGAAGCTTCAACACCATCACACGCACACCCCAGAGGGCGTATGACGCATCATATCACAGGCCACGATCCTTCGGCAGACGAGACAACTGACACTCCGACGTCCTCGACTCCATATCACGCAGACGAGAAAACAACTCCCCATGCGTCAACTGAGACGACACAATCAGACCATCCAACTTCTCACCGAACTTCACATCCGCATCACGACGACTCCGCGACTCAGCCGCCAACGCATCCAAAACCAGGTCAACCCGGTCCTGAATCGCCGTCACATCATCACGAAGATTCGTCCCATGGTGATTCGTTGTCTGTTCAGAAGCCGTCTCAGCCGCCTGACGGATAGCCGCAAGCTCAGCATCCTGAGACTCCCGCTCCTGCCTAGACCGCGACCGCCCAATCGCGACACCAGACGCGAGACCAGTCAACGCCACCACCAAAGCAGCAACCGCGTTAACCATCTCCGCATCCCACCACCACGGATGCACGACGACCGTCAGCCCTCCACGTCCCTAGCGGGGGCCTTGTACTCGCCGCCAGTGTGCAGGAACGCCACCACACCAGTCAGAAGACCAATCACGGCAGTAACCACGTCAGCCGCGTTCGCCAGCTGGTCCGGGGTAACAATCCCGTACACGACACCAGCAGTCATCAGGGCAGACGCGATCCCATACAGGGCCTTACGCCGCTCCGGAGTCAGGAAACCGCCCAGCGTAGTGCGGTCCACAGTCGTAGCAAGATGCTTCTCAGCCATCACTTCACCTAACCTAGTCGTACGATTGACATGCTGCCCACCAGAGAGGGCCGGCAGCGTCACTTTCCCTCCGCCGCGCGGAGAGCCTTCACCTCAGCGATAAGCGTATCGAGACGCTTGTTCGTCTCATCCTGCTTCGCCGCCACCCAGTTCATCCAGTCAACAAACGCACCAGCCGGGCGCACACCAACCTTGCCAGGCTGGAACACGGCCTCAATCCTCTCAACCGTGTTGTGCGTCTCCTTCAGGTGGTTGTACAGTTCGCCGTCGAACTTCACCCCAGCCTTGCCAGGGGTCACAGCGTCGGAGATATTACGGAGCAGGTCGATAGCCTCAGAGCTCATGAGCCAATCCTCACCATCCTGGCCGCTCGGGCGGCCATAGTCGTACCAAGATTTACAACGATCAGAGAACGGGACACCATAGGCGCCGTAAGCGCCCTCAGGCGACCCGGAATTGTAGCGAGACCCCACGCGCCGAAGATCCTCATACGAGTCCCCCTCAGCATCGATCAGGCCCTTCAGGATGCGGCAGCCGACAACAGCCGACTCGTACGGCTCCCACCAACGCCGCTCAGGATCCTGCAGAAAATACCCCGGATAAGTGATCTGCAGAGGGCCAACACCATTACTAGTCCACCCATCAGCAATCATCCGCAGGAAGTCACGGAACTTCGTCTCCGTAACCTCACCGCCACCACTGTAGGCGCCACCAGCATCATGGCCGAAGATGTTCGCACCACGCTCACCGGTCTCCATCCACAGACAAGCCAGAGCAGCCCACCACGGGCACCCAGTATCATCCGCGGCACGCAGAACCTCACGCTGAATAAACGACAGCTCATAGGCAGGCCCTGAAGACGACGAGCCGCCCGAACCGGACGCGCCCACGTAACGCAGGCACGTCGTCCAGCCAGCAGAAGCTGTCAACGGATGATCCAGGTACCTTATACTGCGGGACTCGCCACCAGTATCATCAGCAGCAGAACCATCACCACCGTCACTACCATAGATACTGCCAGCCGCATCAATCCACAACTCCGACACAAGCGGATTATCAGGCTCATACGTCGTCACCATAACGACATGCCCATCCGCCATGATCACGTCACCGACACGGAAACCCCCATCCGGGACAGTCCCCGTCCACGAATCCCCAATATCCTGGAAACCACGCGCCTGCGCCTCCGCAGGCAGGCTCCCCGTCCACGTAGACCGCGGAAACAGGCCCACATCCACGCCCTCATGGTGGAACGCAATGTTGTAGGCCCCAGACACGGCAGAGCTACAATCCGCCTCACCCGGCCCATGGAGCCACCCATCCCAGTCAGACGAGTCATAGGCCGACCACCGGTTAGGCTGACTATAGCCAACCCCCCCGTAATCGCCCGTCTCGCACCAGTACCGCATCTGCGCGGCGGCGTACTCTGTGACACTCACGCCGAGTCACCCTCACCGCTGGCGCCCTCCTGGAGCGCAGCAAGCTTCTGGGCACATATCTCCAGGTTCGCATAGGCGGTCACAAGCTCACGCTCAACCTCACCCATGCGCTTCTCGAACGCCGCAAGCATCCGCTGCAACGCGTCGATCTGCTTATCCTTTTCACCCTCACTCATACCATCATCCTATCAGCTAGTAGGAACCGGAGGCTGATACAACCATCTGAGATCAAGCGGATTCGACGGATCAGCCTCATCGTCGTCCTGTGCACTGTTCCACACGTACGGGCCCTCAATAGGCGGATGCTCATACGTATCACCCATAGTCGCCCCCGACCGCCGCACCGCCTTCACAAGCCAGCACACGCGGCTCCCAGGCTCACCATGCACAGTAAACCGCCCCAGACGCACCTCAGACGCATACGGGGCGCCCGGCCCCTGGCACAACACAACCACAGGCAAGTCCGGGCGGTGCAGAGCATTGAAATACTCGGGAAGCTCAGCCACAGCTGTACCGTCAGGACCCACCTCAACACTGTCCCAGTACTCCACGCCAGGCCAAGGAGACTCCGTACACCAATGCTGCAGCGCCCTGTTCATAGGGTCCAGGGGGTGCGGAATCACGAACTTCTTATCGTCCGCATTGAGGGTACCGTGAACCCACATGCTCCCACTAGTCCGCACTTGAAACCCATAAGGATCTTTAGAAGCCACCCGAAGGCTATAGTCGTTCGCCCGCAAACGAGCCACCTGCCCACGATCCGACGTCGTATACATGGACACATCGCATTTCCAGTCCCAGCTCAGAGCGACAATCTCATCATTCCCCACGACACCAAACTGTCCAGCACGATACTTCGCACCACGAAAAGAAATATAATCGTCAGTGCACTCCAATACCAGATTATTATTGTAATAACCCTTCAGGCCCTTATCGTCAATCCGCAGAGACGCCCCACCAGGAGCCCAAATCGATATGAAACTACTGGCAAACTCCATGTTTGCCGCCTTCGTCGTCCACGACGGAGCCCAAAGCTGAATCGACGGCGTCCCATCAGCCCGCTCCCGAATCGTAATAGTCCCAGGCACCCTATAATCAGAGCCCGTTTTACGATTGAAAAGCAGACCAACACCCATCTTGGTGCCGTCCGGATCAACATCCTTGCCGCCATTGACTGTGACGTCCTGGAAAAAGCAGTTCGACCAACTGTCGCTAATGCCCACAGAACCATCAATACGGATGTGCCCCTTGTTAGACACGGAGAACGTGCTCTTATTGTCCTCATCCCACACATCCATACCCTGAGTATTGATCAGGATACGCGGCTTAGAACCCTGAGGCCCCGTCTGGAATGTAGCCCCGGTAATCACCATCCCATCAATAGCGCCAGCCCGCACCTCGTCGGCGACCACCGTATGGGCCTCAATCATGTTCGCCTTGATCTTAGCGAACTCACCTTCCTCGGCGGTGATGACGCGAGTCCAAATCTTCTGGATGATCGCCTCATTGATGAACGCGGTACTCTTCACCGTCAGCTGGTCAGTGCTGATGTTCAGGAACCGCTGAATGCCCTTAGCGGCATCCACGGCCGCCTTAACATCCTGAACCGCGGCAGAAGTGTCCTCCTCCCACTCCCAGCCAAAGCGGCCGTGGACGAGAGTCGCATCCGGGGCACTGTAGTTAAGATTCGGCTTAGTGTCAGGCCCCGGATACTCCTGGGGCCCAGGCCACGGAAGATACTCAGTCCTCTTAACAGCCATCACGCCGCCCTAATAATATAGTTCACCACCACATACGGGGGCAGATTGTTGTGAGGATTACCCCCGCCAGTGGGCCCAGCAATCAGCTCATCCAGCTGGCCAGCATCACTACCAGACGGAACCTTCCAGCCACTACCAGAACCAACATTCGAGTCCCACACAGCCACGCCAGTCTTCCACGTTGCACCCTTTGAAATGACCTTGTGCACGTGCGATGGCATCTCGCCCTCAGTCAGCGTATGCGTGCGCTCACCGCCCCTGGCGCCCACAGCCCCAAGCTGAGCATCCCCATTCTTCACACCAATCGGCACCCGCTCAGACATATCCGGAATACTGAACGTCACCGACGACGGCGCACCATACGTCGTACCAATAGCCTCAAACAGCTTCGGATACACAGACCGCGCCAGAGACCGGCCATCACACTTCAGCCAGCCAGTAGGAATATTGTTCCCCGCGAACGGCAGCATCACACCAGCCGGCATCGCAGACAGGGCCGCCTCCGCCGTGTTAGTCGCCTGAACGATCCCGTTCTCAATCTGATTCAGGTGCCGAGCCAGGATCGGCGTATCCCCGTCCGGGTAGTCTTTCCAGTCATCATGAGTCTTCTTATAAGGCATTACGGCGTATTCTCCCAACGTCCAGCATCACGGTTATAAGTCAGTCTACCCCGCTTCTTACAGCGGAAAATTCTGCCATCCGGAGACACCCACAGTGTCCTACCCGGCACCCCCTCCCCAGGCGGCCCAACCCAATACGAAGGATCAGCAACATCATCCGACCGCCCCATCTGAGCGAACATCTTCAGAAGCTCATCCTTCGTCGCCTTAGACAGCGCATCACCCTTCTTCAAGGCCTCACTGACCTGATCCCGGATGACCTCCGGGTCAACCCCGGCCTGAGACAGCGTAATCGGAGCCGACCGACCCCAAGCCGACTCGTTACCAGCCTTATCCACAGCCTTCAACGCCACAGACAGCGGCGTATTCAACGGCAGATCAGGGATAATGCACTGGCCGCCCCTACTCGCCGGCAAGCTCCCCTTCTGCACGAACACGGCAGGCGTAGGGGCTAGCCCGTAGATACCCACGTTCAGGTAGGACACGTCAGCCGGCATGCTAGCGCCAGCCTTCGTTCGCCCATCCCACGTCACCGTCAACACGCCCTGCCTCTGCGCCAGAGTAGGAGTAGACGGGTCCGGCGGCGGCTCCGTATCCGTCGGCATCTTCACATAGAAATAATCCGACCAATCCGAGTAAACCCCATCCGAGGACTCCGCATACACATGGAACCTGTACTGCACGCCCGGGTCCAGGTTCGGGTAATCCATCGCATTACTGGCGGAGCTGATGTGCCACAGGCCCTGCCAGTACGATCCGCCCTTAGGCAGATGCACCTCATACTCCGCCTGAGCCACATAGCGGGCAATCGACAACTCAACGCCACGCACATCCGTCGTCACCGGCGCCCACGTCAGGCGAGCAGCAGACCAGTAGCCCTTACCATTCTCATACGGCAGCACAACACCAGCACCAACACCACCCTCAGGCTTCTTCGGCTTCCGCTTATCCGGCGGCTTAGTCGGGCGCACACCAGACCCAGACGTCGCCGACAAGCCAGCAATACCCTTAGTCTTCTTCGCCAGACGCGTCAAATAATCATCCAACAGAGACCCAAACGTCACATGCCCAGACACGCCGTTAGCGTTCATGGTGACCGACACCTGTTGGACGCGCATCCACTCACGCCCATCAGCCCTCTCAACCCACATCCAGTCGCCCTGCTCGTAATGCTTCCACGGCAGCAGTAGAGCGGTTGTCTGCACCCACTCCCGCTTCACGGACTGCTCAGGGTGCGCCCCAGACTTCAGAGTCCGCTGAGCCACGATCTTCGCGGTCTCCTCCTTCTCCACGCCACCCGCGGAGACGGTCTTCTCCATGCGGCGCAGGTCAGCGGGCGCCTCCGCATTGTGGAAGTGCCATATCTTGTCGCCCTCACCAGTCACGAGGACGTCGGTGCACATGTCCTGCCACGTCTTCGTCTCACCGGCCGCCATAGCCCCAGGCAGGCGCCATATCAGGTTGTTCCGCGACCTCGACAGCACCGTGTTCGGGTTATAGATCGAGAGCTCGCGCCCCTCCCAACGGTAGTCCAGGATGCCGAGGTCCCACATGGACTTCACGACTTGCCACAGGTCGATACTCGGGTCGTAGGCGATCGTCATGATGCTCGCCCATTTAGCGCCCGCCGCATCCAGGGCATCCGTGCCGCGCAGGTCCATGACCTGGCCCCAGCCGCGCGCCTTCGCAGCGTTCCACACGGACGACACGATCGCGCCTGGCGTGACGGACAGGAAGTTCCATTTCCCGTCCTTGTCCGCCCCACCCTTAGGAGCCTGCCACACGAGGGCATGCTGACAGTACTCGCTGATGTGCACGCACTCGATCCGGCGAACATCAGAGCCGTCATCCACAAGGTCACGCTCGATCTTCACCGTGATAAACCGGGCATCACTGGCCTCATACCAGGTCTCCCCGTTATCCGGGGTCCACTCCACCGCGAGCTCAACCTCGCCGTCAAGCCACTCAGCGTGCACGCCAGTAGACGGGTACGTCGCCGTCAACGTGGGCATCTCACCCACCGGCACCGTCACCGTCATCTCCACGACGTCCTTCAGGACACCAAGACGAGGCCCCATCGGCCGGTAGGCTGCGAGCTGCATGCCCCAGTCGCGGTAGTCCGTCATCAGTAGTGCCTCCGGAACTTCACCCTCGCGTTCGCGTTCACGCCCTCAGTCCTCACCAGGAAATTACCCAAAGCGTCCGGAGTGAACGACCAACCACCAGGCGGCACACTCAAATCCGCGCCAACATCCGGCCCCGTAGCAGCCCACCACGTAGACCCCAGGTGCACCGTATAGTCATAGCAGTTGATCACCATATGGTACGTATCCGGCGGGATCACACCATTCCACGACAAGGAGAGCCCAGACGCCACATCAGTGATCTTCATGATCCGGGAAGGCGTCTCAATATCAATCACGGCATCATTGATAGGCAAAGCCGACCCCACCATGAGGCCAAGATTCTTCAGATCCGCCTCGGACTCATACTCGTCACGCCAAAAACCCTCCACACCCTCGAACACAAGCGTCGTCTCGATCATGTTCTCGAAGTAATGGAAAGCCGGCTCCACACTCGACGACAAGCGCACCAAGGCCTCTTTAGCAGTCCCGCCGGGTGGACGGTGCTGCATCTTCACGAGGCGCCCCAGCTGGCGCACAGACCTGATCAGCGCCCACCAATTCCGGTCAAGGCCGCCACGGCCCTGCCCAGAATCCTGGACAACCATCTTCACCGTCACCTGGAACGGCTCCACAGCCACCGGCGCCAGAGGCATCACACCAGACCGTAGAGGCACCACGGTACTAATATTCCGGGGCGACCCCAGGGTAGGCAGAAGCGTCTCAGACGTCACGAACCAGCGACCCGCCGGATCATCCAACGGCACACCATTCAGGTAGTACTCAGAAGCCATCGCCCCTCCTATAGGCCCTCACCACAGCCACCACAGCCAACAAGGCGCCAACCACGATCAGTGCTCCCACAAGGACGGCGATCAGGCGAACACCGGCTGCGCATAGGTGCGCCGGAACCGGACCTTCGGGTTCGCCGTATCCTTGTAGCCCTTAGAGACCAGGTTGAACTTGCCCTCCGCGTTCGGGATAAGGTAGAACCCGCGCGGGTCAACAAACAGGCCATTATCCATGTCAACGCCGGTCTCAGCGAACCAGTCAGTGCCGCGCTTCATCCGCATATGCGTCGGGTCAAGCAGAACATGGTCCCCGGTAGTGCCGTTAGGGATAACGCCCCGCACCCAAGACCCAGTAACCGCACAGGAAATCTCAACCCAATCCCTGGGGAACGGGACACTGAAAGACACGTCCTTAGCGGCGAAGTGAGAACCCGTGAACCCGGGAAGCCAACGGAACTCGGTCTCATTCAGGACAGTGTCCTCCCAAACACCGATAGCCTCCCAGGTCACACCAACCTGGACAACACCATCACCATTCTTGATCGGGTCAGACACGGACAGGACCTTGAACAAGCAGCGCGTGGCGGGCTTGTTAGACTCTTTCACAGGCCGGACCTCCAGCCAGGCCGCGTACGGCAGCGACTCCAGCCACCGCCGGAAAGCCCAAATATCCCTGATCGTGTACGCCTGCCACAAGGTAGCCGCCTGGCCACCCACCATGTTCATGCCCTGAGACCAGAACGTCCCCGGCGTGGCGGCGGCAGAAACCAGCGTCCCAGTAGGCGGAATATAGATCTCCTCCCGCACCCACCAGCGTGCATCTAGGTCGTCCGCCTTGACGCCGTTCACCCAGTAGTTCGATGACATTATCGTTCACACCCTTTCACAGACTCGCGGCAAGGCGGATACCGGAAGCCACCTTATCGCGCACAGAAGAATCTGGCTCCTGCACAGGATTATACTGGTTGATCGTCACAGACGGGCCGGCATTACGGGCAAAGTCACCGCCGGCGGGGGCCTCATTATCCACAGCCAAAGACGGCAGGCGCCCGGTCAAGCCCCGCAGAGACCGCTTCACAGACGGCGTCTCCTGCTCAATACCCGACACAAACCCCCGGATGATCATGCGACCCGCCGGCTTCAACAGCTTACGGTCAACCGGGGCCGGACCCTTCCACCTGGGAATCATCCGCGTGACACTACTCAGGATGCTCCGCAGTCGCCCAATCGACCGCTGCACACCACTGATCAAACCACTGATGATGCTCTGACCAGCACTGATAAGCCAATTGCCAGCACCAGCAAAGAGACTACGAATACTGTTAGGAATATTCCGGAAGAACCCTACGACCGAGGCCGCCGCCGACCGGGTGGTATTGACGGCGCCGTTCCACATGTTGTAGAACCAGGTGGTCACAAACTGGGCGATCAAGCTCACGATGGTGCTGATAGACGTGTACATCACCGTGAAGAAGCCCAGGATCATGTGCACCGCCCCTGAGACAACCCCGGAGATCACAGTCCAGACGCCAGAGAAGGCCTGCTTCACGCCCTCCCACATCTGGGACCAGTCGCCCTTCATGAACCCAATGAAGATGTTCAAGAGACCCATGATAATGTCCAGGGCCCCACTCACTGTGCTGGAGAGGATCTGCCAGACACCAATGAAGATTTCCTTGACGCCGAACCACATGAGTTCCCAAAGAGGCTGGAACCACTGTATGAACGCGTCCAGCGACTGCATCAGGGGCATCCCGTAGGTGGTCCATGCCTCGCTGAAGAGCTGCCAGACCTGTTGGATCTTCGGCCACCACTCGTTGACGAAGTACTCTTGGACGACCTGGAACGCTGCGGTAACCTCGGTCCAGGCCGCGGTGACGGTCGTCCGGAACGTCTCAGAGTTCTGCCACAGCAGCACGAAGATCGCGATCAGAGCAGCGATCGCCGCCACGACAAGGCCGATGGGGGACAGCAGGAACGAGATCGCCGTACCGATCCCCTGGATCGCGGTCACTAGGCCAGTAATCGTGGAAACGATCGGGCCGAGCACCTGCATGCCCACGAACGCGGCCACCAGCAGGTTCACAAGCTGGGGAGACTCCGCAAGCTTGTTGATCATCGGAATCAAGAACTGGTCAACGAACTTCGCAACATAGGGGGCGACCTTCTCGATCGCGCCCGCCAGGCTCGTCCCCATCGCCGTCACAAGCGGCCCCAGAGCATCCAGCAGGCGCACCAGGATCGGCCCCAAGTGCTCGAACGCGGCACCCAGGACCTTACCGACGGTCTCAGCGACACGGCCACCCAGGGTGAGGATCGCGGCCAGCACGTGGCTGACCTGTGGGGCACGGTCTGTGAGCGACTGTAGGCCGTTCTGGAGGCCCTGGAAGAACAGCTTAGCGCCATGGCCTAGGGCGGCGTTCCCGAGGACCGCAGTGAGCCCCTGGAAGGCGATACCAGCAGCCGTAGCAGCCTCCGGCAACGCCACCTTCAAGTTCGTGGCGATACCCAGAATCTGGGGGCCCGTCAGCTTCGCCTTCGCCATGAAATTATCCATGGAATCAGCGGCGGCCCCGAAGATTGACTTCAGAATATTCTGCCCAGTCACGCCCTTCAGGGCCTTATCGATCGCGTCAATGTTCTTCTCAACCCGGGCGAGCGTGTACCCGCCAGCCTCCGCAGCCTTGAAAATCGACCCGATGATGGAGGCGAGGTCCTTCATGATGCCCCACGACCGCTTCGCCGCGTACGCACCACGCAGAATCGCCTTATCAATACTCCCGTCCCCGGCAGCCTTCTCCGCCCACGCAGCAAACTTCTCACCCAGCTGGGTAAACCAATCACCCAACTGGGGTAGGTAGCGGGACCCGACCTCACCAATCGTGAGGATACCCTGCGTGAACCCAGCGAAGCCGCCGGTCGCCCGCCTAGCGCCCTCAGTCGTATTCTGCAAGGACCGCTCAAGCTTCGGCAGATGCTGACGGGTGACCTCCGCCATGCCGGCGATCCAGCCGCCCTGCACCTCAGCGAGATCACCCAGCTCACGGTGCAGCATAGGGAGAGCCTCTGACGCCAGCGCACGCACGCTACCGGCAGCACGGTCCCAGAACCGGTTACCGATCGTCTCCTGCAAGTGCCCGAAGTCCTCTACCACATCCTGGATGTGATCCTTGGCCGTAGACAAGGCAGTAAACAGGACACCAGCCGACGTAGCCATCCCAAGGAAGATGCCCGGCAGAGCCAGGCCAGCGGGGGCGATAGAAGCGAGGCCTTTCGCGAGAGCGAGCACGTTGCCGGCGGCACCGACCATGGCGGCACCCATAGCGGCAGCCGCGGCGGCCGTGGTACCCATCGTGAGGGCGGTCTTATCGAGGTTCTTGATGACGTCCTTCAAAGACCGGCCCCAGTCCGTCAGGGCCCTACCACCAGACAGGCGACCAATATACTCCTCGACCTTCGCGAAGGCCGCATGATCAACGACTGCCTGGATATTCACCTTACGAGGTCGAGTCAGCCACGCAAGCTTCGCAGACGCCTTCCCCGTATCCGCATCCGCATTGACGGTGACCTTCTTGTCATCCGCAAGCTTCCTGATCTTCCGCTTCGTCTGCTCATAGGAACTCTTATCAACATCGGTCTTAACACCAACGCGCTCCTCAAAACGTTTTTGCAGCGCCTTGTGAATCTTGTCCAGTGAAGCCTTATCGACGACTGGGTCAATCGCCTGAGTGACGGCGGTCATGTCCTTGAGTTGTCGGCGGATGCGAGTCAACCCCGGCTCATCCAGGCGCGGCACGATCTTCGTACTCGTATCCTGGCGCCGAATCTGCTCTTTCACCCGCCGCATAGACAGCTGGTCCAGGGTAGGAGACACCTTAGTAGACTCGCCGGCGCGCATGATCGAACGCCGAACCACCTGAATGGCACCCTCGTCTACCTTGGGGGAGACCTTCACTTGGCCGACAGACTTCTGCGCCCGCTTCTGCGCCTCGTGCAGCGACTTGTCGTCGGCCTTCACCTTCACGGTGGCGGTCGCATTCAGCCGCTTCAGCTGCTCCCGGACTCTCCTCGTAGACTCCGGGTCAAGCCGCACCTGCAGCTTCGCTGTCGCCTTCAGGTGACCGAGACGCTGTTGGATCTGCTTGACGTCTTCCTTGTCAAGCTCCAGGCCTACGGGGATCTCAAGGTCGAGTTCGTGGCGTATCTTGCGGAGCTTCTGCTTCAGTTCCTTCGCAAACCCGGTAAGGTCTGGGGCGACCTTGACGCCAAGCTTACCGACTATACCCTTAGGCATACGCCACACCGCCCATTCTTAACATCACCCTATAGACCCAAGCATAGCAGCCATGCCCATCTCATCAGACGACGAAACCGCCTCCTTACTCCCGGGAGGCTCAGGGCGAGCCGCATACTCGGCACGACGCAGACGAGCCTGCTGCTGAGCAGTCGCCTTCATCGTCAACGTGCCAATATCAGCCAAATCCGCGCGCTGACGCTCAGCATGACTCCACCCCATCCACTCCTCGCCACCAAGCAAGGTGCGGGCACGCCACATAGACCCGGGCTCATACGGCAGCCTGGCGACAAGAGCTTCTATCAGAGAAATCCGGAGCTGACAGCCCCTCACATCTACCCCATAAAGGGCATAGAGATCGCCGGCAGCATCCGGATTCTCGTCAAGAAATTTCTTCAGCTCTCGTCGCCGAGCAATTCCCCCACCCAGGCACCAACCAGCTCAATCACAGCCGTCAACCCATGGGTGCGGTAGAACTCGATGTACGCCTTCTCGTCCGTGAGGAAACCGTCCTCCAGAAGCTCTACGACGTTGGTGAGCTCGCCAATGCTCAGGTTGTCAACGTCTTCCATGTTGATCGCCTCGAAGAGGCGCATAGCCTGAGACGGCTTCAGGTCACGGGGGTGAATCAGCACCTCATGGCCGGGCACGTCCTCGAGCGCCACGTCCTGAGGCTCCGCTGTCTTCTTCTCGTCTTCTGCCATTGTTCTGTGCTCCATTTATCTGGTGCGCCCCCAATTGTGGTGTGATGCCTGGCGTGGGCGGCGGGAGCACACCACAAGAGGCACCGCCCACGCCAGGAGACTAGAAGAGGTCAGGCGACAGTCAGCTTCGTAGCAGAGTCTGCCTTGCCCTTGCCGTTGATAACACTGATCGCGTGCTGGCCAGCAGTCACGGTCGGGACCTTCACCGTCAGGACAGTCGCGGAACGCTTCGTGAACGACGCGGCAGCGGCGCCAACCGTAACGCGACGCACACCATCGAAGTTCGTACCCGTCACAGTCACAGTGTCGCCGACCTTCGCGTTAACGGGCTTGATCTCGGTGATCGTCGGCACAGCAGTCGCCTTGCCGGTAACCTCGCGGGCGCGCAGGTAGTGGACGCTCGTCTTACCAGACGGAGGGGTCAGGAGAACACCCTTCATCTTGACCTCAGTGAAGTTCTCCTTGTCCAGGGTAGGCATGTCACCGGACAGGTTCACCTTCCGCAGGAGGATGCCGGAGACAAGCTGGCCCTCCACGATCACAATCAGGATCGCACGGTCCGTAGAACCGGACAGGACAAGGTCGTAGCCGTCCGTCTCCTCCACGTAGGTAGAGCCGGGGAAAGCCGTCTGGATCGTGTCATCACTGAAGGACACAGAGTTGATAGTGACGTTCGTGGTCTTCGACGCACGCGTCGAGCGAGCATTCTTACGGTCCCACGTGTCCTTAGTAGACGCGTCACCACCGTCAGTCTCGAACTCGATCAGGTTCTCGCTGGAGGTGTCACCGATCCACTTCCAGCCCTGTGCCTCCAGAGTCGTACCATCTCCGAACTCGTAAGCCCACAGGTCAGGGGCGGCGGTGTCAACGTCACCAACGTAGACGTGGCCCATGCCCGCAATCTGGATTTCCTTATCAGCATTCGCAGTGTTTGCCATGCTCATCCTTCCTTTTGAATCTTGGAGCGGGCCACGATAATGCCGCTCACCCTGAACTCGGCGAAGTCCGCAGTATCGGTCTGCAGGCCGCCGAGAGTAGGCCCAGAAAGCTCCAGGTTGGCTATCCATCCGCCCGCAACAGGCTTACCGTCCCGCCACAGCCGGTTCAGGCCAGCCATGAGAGCAGTAGCCATCTCTTCGGCCTTGTCCATGCTCTCGTCGGTCACATACCATGTGACGCGCATCTTCAGGCCAGCGAACATGGGGCCGTTCTCCAGGACGGATGTGGAGATGACCTGACAGACCAGGATCGGCCCCATATGGTTATCGACGTCAGCCCTGGTCTCTACCTCTGCCTCTGACAGGACGAGAGCCCCACCACCGTGCACAACCTGCCTGGTGGCGTCCACAATGAACGTCTGGGGCAGGAGCGGGGGGTGCTCTTCATAGATGGCCATCAGAAACCACCATGCCTAGCGACCACGGACCGGAACGCATTGATGCCCCGCACCCACTTGCGGCCCGCACGGCCGGCACGCCCCTGGAAGTGGCCGAACTCCGTATGCCACGAGTAGGACACTGAATTGACCTCAACGTGGTAGTCTGTGCGCCCCTTGAACACGCGCACCGAGGAGGCGAGCTTGCCCGTGCGCACGTGCTTCGCCAACTGGGCGGCCACCTCGGCCGCAACACGGGCGGCGGCGGCTTTGAATTCGGGCTGCTTAGAAGCCTCCTCAGCGATCAGCTTCCGGACGGCCTTGTTGTCGTAGACGACGATATCGCCGGGCATGGCTACTTGACCTCCCCGCGCATCAGGTCCACGCGCACGGTGAAGTGCGCGACCATGGGTGAGGCCCCGAAGTAGCCTGGGTCGCCGGTCTGCTGGTACGTGTAGTCCAGGGACGCGGTCGGCCCCTCTAGAATCTTCACGGTCGAATGGGGCCCGCCAGGCCACCTGCCGGCGCCCATGATGACTAGCGTGGTCTCGTCAACAAGACTCTTCTCAGGGTTCCGCTTCTCGGTAGCGCTCTGCGCGCTGCCGGATGCCGGCTCGACCAGGACACCAGAGACGACATGCTTCCCTGTGGGCTCGTATTTACGGCCCGTACGGCCCTCTACGGCCCGATAGGTGGTGACCTCGACCCGGTGTGGCCCGTTCTCCAGGATACGGCCTCTACGCGGCTTATACGCCTTCACCAGTACCCCCACGGGCTAACCCCACACAGGTCGCTCGGTGGTGGGTCGGGCGGGCTATGAGGAGCCACAGAAGCCGACCACGAGCCACCATTGTCACCCCGCCGGTTCGCAAGATAGCCATCGCCAGAGAACTGCAGAGCCGACCAACCCCCAGGGTGATCGCGGAGCATGGCCCACTCGGCCGGACGGAGCTCCAGGAGACCAGAAGCGATCGCCGCATTCACCGAGTACGTGTATGTGCCTTCGGTCTCATACTTCATCACCCCGCCGGCGGGGGCGCGCAGGACACGGCACACAGCCTCAGCCTCGATACGCTTCAGGACCGTCTCATACGGCTTACGCGCCTTAGCCTTGTCCAGCGCATCAGGGATGGCGAGGAGGATAGTCGCCTCAACATACTCAAGCATGCCCTCCACGTAGGGGGCCTCATCGGCGGCGTCGATACTCCTCATGAGAGCCTGCTCAACGTCCGCCACGCTTGCGACTGTCATACTATCCTCCTCACCATCACCTCAGGGACCGCGCCATAGGCCGGGTCAGGCCTTCTTCTTGAAGACCGCGAAGGCCTTCGGGTCGCGGATAGCCCAACCGAAGGTGGCCTCGGCGAGGAACGCGATCATGTTGGTGCGGAACAGCTCCAGGCCGAACGCGTACTCAGACGCCTGGCGCATCTCGATGTCAGCGACGTTACCGATGACCAGGTTGTCCTTGAAGGATCCGGCGACCATGACGGCGCTGGTCTCCTCGACCTTGGCCTTCTCGTAGCCGCCCACGGCGTTGCTGAAGTGGATCGGGAGGCCGAGGAACTGGCCAACCGGGTCAGCAAGGTTGGTGGAGGCCTGGTAGATCGGGCGGCCCTGAGTGTCGGTCACACCGAGGATCTTGGTGCGGATGTTCTTGCGGGCGAGGAACGCGTCAACGGTGAAGTCGTCGTTAGCGGCCTCAACAGCGTCAACACCCTTCAGGACCGCGTCGAGAATGCCGGAGCCCTTAGCGGCAGCAGCGTAGTCAATGTCAACCAGGTTGGCGTTAGCGCTGATGATCGGAGTCTGCCCGGCGAGGACGGTGCCGGTGAGGGCATCCTTGCCGTGGAGGATCGCGTTGTCCATGGCGCGGGCGATGGACTCAGACAGCTTCTTCTGCAGGCTCAAGTAGGCCATGACGGGGCTACGGCGGACGACCTCCTCGGAGAGGACGACACCGGCCGCGACCTTGATGGGCTTGATGGTCTTCGTGGTGAACGAGACCTCGACGGCGGGCTTGTCACCACCCTCGGCGACGACGCCGGCGGTCGGCTGGCCGACCGGGACGGGGAGGGCCGCGCCAGAGAGGGGGATAGGCGTGGTCTGGGCGATCGACTGCATCACGGAGCCCTTGTAGGCCTGGGTCCAGATGTTCTCGATGACCTCGGGAGGGAAGACTCCCTTGTTCTCGCCCGCGAGGAGCTTGTCTAGTGTGTGCTTAGCGGCCGGATCAGCCATATGCTTCGTCCCTTCACGTTAGAGGAGGCCGAAGAACCCGGCGGCCTGCTCTTGTAGGTTGTTCTTCTCAATCGTATCAGATCCCATAACCGGGTCCCGGGGTACTGATACGGGCTTTTTATCGACGGCGCCTTTCAGGGAGGACAGAAGCTCAAGCTTCTTCTCCCACGTCCCCTGGTCGCCGTCTAGGAAGACGCCGTACTCGTCCGTGAGGCCGGCATCTGCCAGTGCTTTATCGCGGGCCTGAGCTGCCTTCGCCGCTTCGGCTTCCTGGGCGGCTTTGTCGCGTTCGGCCCGCATTTCCTCTAGAGCTTTTTCGAGAGCTGCCAGGCGGTCCGTATCGGATTGCGGGCTGCTATCAGGGGTCTCGGACGGCGCCTTATCGGCTGCGGGAGTAGGCGCCGGGTCAGCTCCCTGCGGAGCCTGCTCTTCTGTCTTCTCCATGGATGCAGCTGCTTCAGCATCGTCTCCCCCTACGAGGATGGAATCGTTCTCTGGCGCCTCTGTGGTCGCCTCGGTTGTGTCAGCCATGTTCGCGCTCCTTTCTGGCTGCCGATTTCTCGTCTGAGCGTTTGCCACGGAGTGCCCGGTCCATTGCAGACCTGGCCTCCGCACCGTGTAGGTCCTTATCGGTTACCACGCTCTTATAGGTCTTAGCATATCGGGCGGCGTCCGCTTTACCCGGCCACGCACGCGACGTAAACACAGGCACCACAGTGCACCGGTCCCCGTAATGGAAAGCGAAGCCGGCGGTACCTTGGCTCTTGTACACGGGGCCGCGGGCTGCGAGCATCGCACAGAATCCACACGGGCCACTCTTGCCGGGGTGAACGACGCGAGCCCACGCGAATGCCCTACCGATGCGGCGACTCTCCTTATCAAGCTTGTGCTCAGAGGGAGGGTCTTCGACGGCGATCGGGGCGTGCTTCTGGATGGCCGCCTTCATGGCTGGCTCTTTATCGACCTCGCCAATCGCCTTATCGATCCTGTCGGCGATCTGGTCGAGCTCGTCGTCTAGCATGCGCCGGCGCCGGGCCTTGCGCTGCTCCGGGGTCTCCCAATCCTCGTCATCTAGGGAGCCTGCCTGCTTCTTGGGTTTCCGGCCTTTCATCGCCCGGTACGGGTGCTCTGCCTTCTCAGTCTTGCGGGCCTGCTCGCGTTCCTGTCGGGCAGCCTCCTGTTTAGCGGCTCTGACGGCCTGCTTGCGGATGTCCTCGGGGAAGTCCTGGAGCTGCTTCTCCACGTTCTCGGCGTGCTCTACGGCCCCGTCAGGGTCTGGGGGTGCGGAGCGGGCAGCAAGGGCCACGGTCTGCCTCGCAGAGCCTTCCACGTGGTTCACTAGGGCCCGTTCGAGCTGCTTAGCGCCGGCCTTGGACAGGCCTCCGGGTGTCTCCCTGATGGCCCGCCTGACGGCCTCGGGCCTGTACGGTGGTGGTGCCGGCACCCAGGCCTCATCGAACCCGCGCCGGCGCGCCTGCCCCCTCATGAACAAGGAGGCGGCCGCCCACGCCTGGTTGCGGGCCTCGTTGGTGACATCGTAGATAGCGTCCACGTAGCCGGCCGGCTCAACCGGGGAGGCCGGTAGTGTTGACGTCACCAGGCTGAGCCGCCGCCGGTAGCGGCGGACGATCAGGTCCATGAGGAATCGGAAGAAGCGCTCCGTCACCGCCGCCTCTTCTCACCCTCGCCAACATCCTGCTTGTTGTCGGCGCCCTCGTCGGTCTCGTCTGCGGGCTCTTCCGGCTCGGGCATGTCAGCGATGCCGGCGCCGGCCATGGCGTCTACTTCCTGGGAGCGGGCGTCCTCGCGGGCGCGCTGCTGCGGAGTCAGATACATGAAATCGCGCGTTGTCTGATCAGACAGGACACCCTGAGACTGGGCCTGCAGGGCCGCGGACATCATGCCGGACGCAGACGGCGAAGCGGCGTCACGCCATTGCACTTCAAGGCTGGTCGGTGACTCGAGGTCTTTGCCGGACATGGCGCAGATCGTGCGGGCGACCTGCTCAAGCGTGTCGGCGAACATGCGTTGCTTGTTCTCGGCGCGGGCGATCAGCCTGTCCTTGGCCACGCGGAGAGCCTCCGCACTGGTCGGGTTACTGTCAGTCGATACGCCCATCATTGACGGCGGGATACCGGTCATGGCACTGACCTGCAGGGCGTAGTTCTTGTAGACGGCCTGAATCGGAGTCAGGTCAGCCCCGGTCAGCTGTTTCAGGTCTGATCCGGCAGGGGCGGCGAAGAGGTTGCCGATGTAGGACTGCATGAGGTCGGGCTGCGAGTCCAGGATGTCGGCAGAAGCGTCACCGATGAGCATGCGCAGAGGCCATGCGGAGACTTCTTGGGCGACCTGTAGGTTTGTGAGCGTCCTGGAGGCGGCATCGATAATGGGGGCTAGCTCGGCGATGTCGCTGCGTCCGTATTTGTCTTTCAGGCGTGCCCGGTTGAACATTGGGATGATCGAGGGGCCCCACGTGTCAAGGCGGCCTTGTCCGACAAGCCACTGACTGGCCTGGTCGGACTTCGCGTAGAATGTGACGCCGTCGGGCGTGTAGTAGGTGGCGCCCACGGTCTCGGAGTCGAGCCTGTAGACGGCGATGCCCTCGATGGTGTTGCCCTGCCAGTCTTGGCGTACGCGGGCGTGCTGTGCGTCTAGGACGCGCACGTATGGGTACTCTGACTCGTCGTCGGGCGGGGAGAGGACCCAGTAGGCGGCACCAACGCTGATAGCCTCACTGGCAGCAAGGTTGAACTGGGAATCCATGTCATTGTGCTGCCAGACCTCTTCGATCCAGTCAACACACTCCTGGTCCGTCTCCTCGCCGGTGATGAAGCCAGCGGGGATGAGGACTTCAGTGAGGATGTCGGTGCTCATCTTCGCCCAGGGGGCTTGGACTTCCAGGAGGCGGGCTTTGGGGGGGAGGGAGACACCGAGGGCGGAGACGCGGGAGCGCCCCTCATAGTAGGCGTCGTAGCCGCCGCGAGGGCAGAGCCCGCCGGACTCGAAGGCCCGGATCATTTTCTCGAAGCTCACAGGTACGACCTCCACTGCCCGACCGGCTTATTGCGTTCGGCCCACTCTTTAGACGATAAGACTGCCCTATAAAGCATTCTAGCACCGATCATGCAAACCGCTAGATCGATCTTCTTCGGCGACTTCGGGGATTCCTTCTTCACCGAGAAACGACCCTTGTACTCATTCACCCGACAGTTAGACACATGCTCACCAAGGTCCGCAGACCCATCATGCGTGAACGCTTTCTGCTGGATCTCGTCGTACGCTGTCTCGGCCGCTTCGGCGAATTGGTAGGCGTGAGAGCGCATGTCCCAGGCCACCAGGGATGCGGACATGCCTTGCCCCTTCACGGCTGGCAGGATCAGCCTGTCACCGTACTCGTCCGGCCACGTCGTGCGGGTGAAAGATTCCCATTCGCGCACGTCGGCCCAGAAGGCCACCACGTTGTACTCGTCGAATACGCGGCGGATCGCGGAATCTACCTTGTGGACATTGATGGTGCCGGACGACTTGTCTGGCCCCCAGTGTCCGAGCTTGAAGATGTGCCCATCTGACATGCAGCAGCCGACAAGGGCTGTGTGGTCGTTGGAGCGGGAGCCGTCGAAGAACATGACGATCTCCTCGCCAGGCTCGTCACCATCGTTCTTCCGTACGACGCGGCCCGTGTCCCTGAGGAGGGTCCACTCTTCCAGGGGCACCCATGCGTTGTCGGCGGCCGAGGGCCGGTTGAGGAAGAACCTGTAGGAGCGGGACTCCGTATACCTGGGGGACCAGATGAGCGCCTTCGTCGCCTCCAGGTCAACCCACGGGCACCCCTCGTAGACGAACTCAAGAGCCTGCTGAAGCGGTATCTGATGCTCTGGAGGGTCATCCACTAGGGCTGCGTTCGGAGGCGCTATACGGGCATCGTAGAGAATCTTCTTCGTGTTCCGCGATCGGCCCTCTTCCTGGAGGACCCAGTCCTCGAACGTCGATTCCGCGGCACTGGATTCGCCGGGCACCCAGGCGTTACAGGTGTGCAGTGTCCGGGCTCCGGTCTTGGCGGCGTTCTGCTCGATCGTGTTCATCAGCTCCGGGCCACCGTTAGACGGGACCCAGTGCTCTAGCTCGTCACAGACCGTGAACGAGGTCTCCCCACCCTCGATACTGCGCGACGAGGACGCCTTCTGCTCAAGCTGATCACCAGACGCAGAATCCAGGAATGTCTTGCCGACAGTGAGGCCGTACCGTTTGGACAGTTGGGAGCCTTTGGCTGCGAAGGCGCGCACCATGCGCATCGTGTTCTTCGTCTGCTGCTCCGACGTGGCAACGACCTGGAGCCAGGCCATCGGCATCGTCTTACCCTCCACGCCGAACGGAGACGCGTCATCCCACCGGTCGAACCGGCAGGGCCCGAGCATCTCAAACATAGACAAAGCGGCCGCGAACGGGCTGTTGTGGGTCGGCTTGAGCGTCTCGCCGGTGAGGTAGGTGCCGTCGCCGTCCACGCTTATGCACCGTGCGGCCTGACTGGGGGCGCGGGTGATGCTGCGGATCGTGATCGGTTGCGGCTTCCGCTTCTGCTCCTTGACGCGCTCGGCCTTGCGAGGGAGGGTGAAGAGCCGTTGGTGCCTGTAGGGTTTGAAGACAAGCCGGTAGCGCTTACCTGTGATGCGCCCGTAGAGCTTCGCGTCCGACTCTTTCACGTTAACGCGGACGCCGAGCGTGCGAAGCAGCTGAGCTGCCTGGTGGGCCATCTCCTTGCGGACGGTGCACCACTCAGCTGACCCGTTCTTGGCTACGTAGCCGTCCGAGTCCAGGAGTCCCTGAGCGAGGGCGAGCCGTTGCTCCGCTGAGGCATACAGGTAGATGTCGGGGATGTGCTTACGGCCCAGGACGCGGGCAGCACCCAGGTCGGCCGACCCGCCGTAGAGCCTCCCATGGCGCCGCTCGCGGCCGAACCGGACCACACAGGTCCTCTCCCCCACGCGAGTCACGCCAGTGGCGTAGCCGGCCGCCTGGAGGGCTGTGGACACGTGCTCCTCATCCTCGTCCCAGCAAGCGATGTTACTACAACGGGACGATCCATCACCGAGCCAGTAGCCCAGGATGTAGGGGTCCATCGGGAGGTCGCGCTCCGGCATCTCCAAGACAGGCTGAGGGGGCAGCGCATACTTGGTGACATCGGGTCGCGTGCACTTTGATGACGGCGAGAGAGGCCGCTTGAACATGAGGCCGCTGTCCAGCATGTCCACCACGGACTTGGTGACGCGCCGCCGCTTCGACTTGCCAACGAACTCGTCCACGACGAACAAGTGCCCGCCAGAGAAGGTTTCAGTGACGCCGTCGGAGAAGTGGACGTCCCACATGTCGTAGTCGTTACGGATCTCGTGAAGCCTCGTGATGGCGACGGGGGCGCCGGAGGCGGAGTAGACGATGTCACCGACCTTGACGGTGCCGTAGGTCTTCCATCCAACACTAGTCAGGATGGGGTGATCCAAGTCACAGGCTTTGCCGCTTCCCTTGCTCAAGCGTCTCACAGCCCAGTTGTAGACCCATGACCCGTCCGGGTTCAGGGCATACAAGTGCATCAGGAACTCGATCTGCTGCGGCGTAGGCGTAAAAGCCTCCCCAGCGCGAGCCCCGTTGGGCTGCTTCAGGTTATCGATCATCCAGGCCGCGGCAGCCAGCCCAAGGGTCTTCTCCGGGAGTTCCCGGGGCATGGTGATCAGCCGCTCACGCGGCGGCGCATCCCATAGAGGGTCGATAGCAACGTGCTCCATTACTGCTACCGTCCCCCGTTAGCTGGTCTTGGCGCGCTTCGCCAAGAAGTCCTCCATCGCCACGATCCCCGCAGACTTCTCAGGCTCAGCGGTCGTGTCGCGCTCGATCTCGATAGCGGCACGGCGCCGGTCACCCTCAGTGAGCAGCAGCGTGGAAAGCATCTGATTCAGGGCACCACGCATCATGGCGGACCGGCTCTTGCTGTACTTGTACGCACTGATCTCGTCGCAGGCGTCGTAGAGAAGAATCCAGTCCGACGGCTCGTAGTAGATCGTGTACTTGGAATCCTTAACGGACTGGTAGAGGCCCCGCGCGATCGGATGCCATTCAGGGTCAGCCGCCGGAGGCTTGATGACGCCGTCTTTGACGACGACGCGCTTCACTCCAGCATGCGCCTTCCTGGCTTTGGTGATGCGGTGACCCTGGTCGGAACGTTTAGGGATTGGCCCGCGGGTGCCCATAGGTACTCCTCCTCATTGGAACGATTTCTCATAGTATACCCGGATGCTTGCCGGGCGGCCTGTGTTGCCGGCGCTGCTTTGCCCACCCGTTAGCGCGGCGGGCAGCGTGCGCCTGCCCCGCTGTCCGCTGCATATGGTGCAGCTGACACAAGAGGCGCAGATTCCAGAGCTCATGCGGCCCCTGCGGGTCGATATGGTCTACATGGTTGCCGGGGGCACCACAGAACGTGCAGCAGCCGGCGTCGCGGCGGATGACGGCCTCCCTGATCTTCTTCCAGTCCTTAGGGAGCTCGTCGCGTCGTCTTGACTGTCTGCTCCACATGTGTCTATAGTTCCTTCCAAGAGCGATGCTCCGGGGCCGCAACCAATTCTTCCTCTCGTTGGTTGCGGCCCCGTTCTATGCCCATCGTGACGATGGCGGCGCGGTTCAGTCCTCGAAGGCCATACTATCGCGGGCCCGCTTGAGACGGCCCCCACCAGTGGGCCCCTGACGGTTCTTCGCAACCTTGATGTCAAGGACTTCCTTGTTGGGCTGCCCATCAGAGCCTTCAGGGCAAGACAGGAGCATGATGACGTTCGCATCCTGCTCCAGGGCCCCCGACTCGCGCAGATGCGCCATGGACGGGCCAGAACCCTCCGCGGCCATCCTATTCAGCTGAGACAAGGCCAGGACAGGGCACTCCAGATCCCCAGCCATGATCTTCAACTGCCTACTGAAATCAGCCACAATCTCGTGGCGAGGACGCCGATCCCCACGAGGAGAAGACATGAGCTGCAGGTAGTCCACGACAATCATCCCCAGGTCGCCATACTGGTGCTTGACGGCGCGGGCGTGAGCACGAACATCGTCGATCGTCACACCGGAACGATCATCCACACTGATCGGGAGCTCCGCGATCTCGGTAGCAGCCCTCACGGCGTCGTCACGCTGCGCCTGAGTGAGGCCGCCGGCGATGACATGCCGGTACGGGGCCCGCAAACGCACAGACACGAGCCGTGACATGACCTCCTGGCAGCTCATCTCCAGCGAGGAGATAGCAACCGGCCTCTCCAAAGCCACACCAAGAGCGGCCTGGAGGGCGATAGCGGACTTGAAACCACCGGGGCGGGCGCCAGCCACGTAGAGGCCTCCGGGACGCCACCCATCAATCAGACGGTTGATCTGCTCCCAGGGGGTGGCGTAGAAGCCGTCCTCACCGTCCAGCCAGGTCGTGAACGCCCCAAGAAGCGCGTCGCCCTGGGTGCCTGCGCGACGGTAGACCTCCCCAATGTTGCTCCAGAGGGAACGAACCTCGTGGAGGATGTTCTCTGGGGACTCGTTAGCGCCGAGGAGCTGGCCTACGCGGGCGTGGGTTGCCTCCATCATCCGCTTTGTGTAGGAATCCTCCAAAGCCTGGACGTAGGTGTCAACAACCACGTCGGCGGCGGCGGGAGCCCAATGGATCAGATCGAGCACATAGTCCTCGTCGATCGTCGCCCTATCCTCCGGGGCCAGCCTGTCCAGGTTCGCGGCCAGGACCGTGGCGTCCAGGCGGCCCAGCTCCTTCTCAAGCACATTGCACAGGCTCCACAGGGCGATATGCCTGAGGTCGGCGAACATGCCGACGTTCACGCGCTCCTTGAGGACGTCATCAATTGAGTCCAGGTTGAGGAGACGCATGCCCAGGAGGGCCTTCTCCACGTTATCCACTGTTGTCACTTGTCTGCTCCCGTCAGGTCGTCGAAGAACTCTCCCGTGGCCCAGCCCTCAATGAGTGCTTGCTGTCCGGCCACGGTCACCTGTGGAGTGACGCGCTCCATGTCGCCGGAGGCTGTGGAAACGAAGTGGATGCGGGCCCGAATGTAGCCCTTGTCGATCGCCCACTGGGTCGGGTGATTCCACATGCGGCCTAGGCGCTTGCAGAGCCAGCCGTGCTTGCGAAGCCACCGGAACAGGGTGCCGGCACCGATGGGTGTGCCCGCCTGGGTGATGAGGGCGGCGACATCCTTCACGAGCAGGTCAGTGTCATGCTTGCTGGCTGCGCGTCCGAACAGCGTGTACGGGGCATCCTGGGCGGCCTGCGCTTCCAGGGCCGCCTTAGCTGCCCGCTCCTCTTTCAGGGAGGTGGCTAGCTGGATGATGAAGTCCGGGTCCATAAGCGCTTTTTCCGTGGCCTCTGGGGTGAGGTAGCCGCCGCGCTTGCGCACGCTGGGCACAACTTCGTGGGTGAGCCAGCGCCGGAACGCCCGGGCTTCCGGCTTGCGTGAAAGAAGCACTGTGTCGTACATGCCTGACTCTGTAACCGTGTTCATCTGGACGGTCCGCCCCACCGAATCGGTGGCGTCGGTAGTACCGACGTCATCGCGATCCAGGCGCGACGCCACATCTCGGGGGTTCTTGAGCTCCAGTACGCGGCAGAGGTCAGCCAGGATGAACCAGGGTTCACCGTCCGGGCCGGTGACGACTCGGACCTGGTGATTGTTGTAGGCGAATGGGGTGATGCTGGTGGTTTCCATTGGGGTTATTCCTCTCATTTGTGGAGTGTAGGTACTGCCGACGTCATCCCGATCCGGGCGTGACGCTGCATCTCGAGGGCACTGGAACAGCTCCAGGCCGGTCGTGCTATCATTCATGCTGATTCCTTTCAGTCGGGTATCGCCCCGTCCTCCGCTTGCTGGTGGGCGGGGCATTCTCATTGTCAGGTCAAAAACCGGTCCGCATCATAGGTAGACATGCCATCCGCAGGGTCAGCCTCCAGCCCGGCGGGCCCCATATCGGCCCTCATAGACGATCCCAGCTCAACGAACAGGGATCCACCACCATCAGCGGCCTCGTCGTCGGACTCCGCGGACGACTCCTCCCCCGGGACAGGCTTCCCCAAGCTACGAAACACGGCCCGCACCTCCTCAGGCGCATACTTATCGCACTCGAGGCCGAAAATATCGATCAGGACCGGGTACTGCACGACCGCAGCATCAGGAACAGTAACGCCAGAGCGCATGCGCCGCTTCGCCGCCTTGATAGCCCCCTCGTCGCCCTCAGCGGCAGCCTTCCAGGACGGATACACATCCTGCTCCGACAAAGGCACACGCGGCCCCTCATCGAAGTACACCTTACCGACCTCAGGCTGTGCAGGCGCCGGCGGGACGGTCTCCCAGAAGCCGTCGGACAGGAAATTCACCGGCGACTTCGTAAACTTCACGCGCGCAACCTGGTCCTTCTCCCGCATGCGCAGCTCAACATAGTCGCGGGTCTTCTCAAGCAGCTTCTCCGCCTTAGAACGCATCGCGCGGGGGTCACGGTCCTGGACCACGCGGAGCCAAGCCTTCTCCACAGCGGCACCCTCAGCGGGCTTCACACGCCCGTAGACGTCCTTGAACTCCACGAACAGAGGATTACTCACAGCACCCCCCTTAGGCGCCCTGTGGGGCTGCTGCGGGGGCTCAGAGGGCTCGGGAAGGGCGTCCTCACTGGGCTCTGCAGCGGGAGTAGAGTCGCCCGCCTCAACCGTAGACGGCTCAGCCACAGCCCGAGCCACCTTAGAAGATCCCCGCTCGGAAGCATCAGGAGAATCATCAAGATCACCCTCCGCAGGAGAGGCCTCCGCAAAATCCGCGGCAGGACGCGAACCGGGCACGCCAGCGAAGCGCTCTCGCAGCTCAGGAGAATCAAGCGCCAACCGGTACGTGTTAGCCGTCCGCTCACGCCCCTTGCCAGGACGCTCACGATAATTCTCCTCAACACAGACAGCCCCGATCTCCTTCAGCTCACGCAAAGCCCGGCCAATCGTCGCCACACTCAAGCCCGTACGAGCCGAGATCGCCCTACGTGTCGGGAAGCAGCTACCCGACGCGCCAGCAACAAAAGAGTTCAAGCCCGCATACAGCACGCGGGCGGCGGTGCTGATATCGGCCGTCAGCACCCATAGCGGGATGCAGGCGTAGGGGGTACCGAGCAACGTCCGCTCGCTCGACCGGCGGCGGGGCTTCCTTTCTGCTATAGTAGGCACCACGGTTTCCTTTCTGGGCTCTCGAGCCCGGTCGCCCGCCCCGGTCTTGCTCGTCGGGGCGGGCACTTTCGTATCTGCTGGGGTCCGGCTGGCTCGAAGGAGCGCCTCCGGATGCCCCAAGCATACCCCACTCCAGGTGAAGCCTGCACCCGCCCTAAACCGCCCATCTCCCAACGGGGGGTAGTATCAGGAGGATCAACACCAGGGGTGGTGCACGAGATGATCGGGGGGGTGGTGCACGAGATGATCGGGGGGGTGGTGCACGAGATGATCGAGCGTAATAAGAGCCAAGAAGAATAAGAAATCTCTCCCCTCCCTCTCTCAAGACGCACACCACCGTCCACGACACTCGAGCCTAAAAGAGAAAAAATCTTCAAACCTTCAACCAACAATCCAAGACTCAACCAACCCTCCATCTCTCTTCAGCTCTCTCAACCTCCTAGCTCTCTAGGTGGACACGCGGAGGCAACCCGACAAGAACGGCACAGCGAGCGTCTATGCCTCAGGCCGTCTCAATAGCAAGGACGAAGGAAGGCTGACTCTCAAGCAGGCTCTCTGCCTGTCTGGTCGTCCATGGATCTCTCTCCTCCCAAGCCTCTACCCGAGGAAGCTCTGTGCGTGACGGGCGGCCTTGGGCATAGAGCTTCCTTCTCTGTCCTTGCTAAGAGAGTTCCATTGGCTTGCTGGTGGTCGTTCTTGGCCTGTTGGTGCTGCTTGGGAGGAGGTTCGTCGGGGCCACTTCGTGACCCCTCCTCACCTCCTAGACCCAGCGACCTGCTCGGATCATGCCCTCAGGCTTGCTGTAAGGCCCCTAGAAGCGACGAAATAGCCTCAGTGGTACTCCCGTATGGGTCAGCTCGTTTTAGGCTCTCAGATTGGCTTAGAAGAGCTCTGAAGCTGACAGCATCGTCAGGGCGCTCATCTTCGTCCTTGCTTCTTCCTCGTTGAAGACGGCTCTTGCCTTTGCTGGATGCGGGCCTTCGGCCCTGTAGGAAGCTCCGCTACGCTTCGCTTCCTGCCCCTCCCCCCAAGTTCCGGTCCACCCCCCTCCCCACAACACCCCCTCAGGCTTGCTGTAAGGCCCCTAGAAGCGACGAAACCGCCCCACCGGCACCGGAGTACCAGCGGGGCGGCTTCAGGCCCTCAGAATCGCTTACACGCAACCAGTCACACGAGCCTCTTCGACGAATGAAGACGCACCCAAGACTTCGCGCCACCCCTCCCAGGCGAATACGACACCCACCCAGCAGCCACCAGACCCCTCAACGCAAACTTCACCGTAGACGGCGACAACCCCAAACGAGCAGCCAACTCACGCTGCGACAAAACCGGCCCCTCACACCCATCCGGGCCCGACAGAGAACCCCACAAGTAGCAGAACAACAAACGCTCCCGCGCAGTAAGAGACGCATCACACACCACCTGCATGGGCACATGACGATAAAACACTGGAAACTCCCCTCAAAGTCCAACAACTTGACAACCCCCAACCCTACCCCTACCATCACAC